CGTTCTTTGTAACATGAAATGTCTTGTCATAATGATTCCCTTTATAGAAGCTTACTGGAGTTTTTATTACATTGTCGAAGTCAAGAATGTTGTTCATCACTTCCTCTCGTCTTTCTTTACTTCCTTATATAATTTTATTTTTTCTTCATACAGCTGAATTGCTATATTAAGCTGCGATAGTTGATTGTATGCCTGCTTTAGCTGTTCTTGTGCTTCATATATATCACTTTGTTTTTGCACAATAAATTCAATTAATTTCTGTTTTTGCTGTTGTAAATTAGCCAGCTGTGTTGAGTCCTTTTCTGCTTCATTTTTATTTTGTGCAACGATTAAAGTTGTTGTTAACAATATTGCTAATATTAGCTTTTTCATATTAACCTCTTTATTAGAAATTTTGATAACGCCTCCAAGTTGTACCACCTACATATATGTATAAAACCCCACTTGTAGATATATAATAATCGCCCACAGCCAACCCAGTGTTTGATTGTGGTTGAGTATCTGTAACTCCATGAAATTTGGGAACTCCTTTGCCTCCAATTGAGATAGAGCCCACCGAAGCATTTATGAGTATAGTTCTATTTGCATCTGATGAATTTGTAAGAGTTATTTTATAACCTTGTATTATATTATTGAAATTTACAGAGCCATAAGTTTCTACTAAATCTAATTCTCCGTTTGCAATAATTGCAGCTTTCGTCCCAATTAAATCGCCCCAATTAAAAGACGTTGATGTTGAGAATCTTGAACTATAAATATCCCCTTTTACTGTTAATGTATTTGCAGTTGTGTAATTCCAATCCAATGAACTTGATGAATTCCCAATAAACATCTGAGGCGAGCTTGGATTCCATACCGCAAATCCTGTTGTTATAGTTTTACTTGTTCCTGTGCTTAATTCAATTCCTGTTGAACCAGAAATATTATAAAGTCGCTGATAATCAAAATTCCAGCCTGCAATTTTCTTTTCATAATCATCAATTCTAAAAAGCCAATTGTTATTCCCATCTACTGCACTAATACCGTAATAACCCGTCCAGTTAGAACCATTATGTGTCTGTCCAACCATAACATATTTTGTTGAACTTCCCGAGCCTAAAGGTCTTGCATAAATAGACTGGGCGGTAGCATTTATAACGACTTTTTGATTATCATCTGCAAGCCAATCTTTTGTCAAGTTCCAATTGCCAAGTTTAGCTACGTAATTATTCAAGCTTGGGGAAAACCCGACATTCAGCAAGAATGCATTAGCCGTGTGATCCCAAATCGAAAATCCATACCTTGCGTAGCCCCCGTCATTATAAGCGCCGGCCTGAACAAGTATTTTATTTGTTCCGCTTGTATTTTTGCCGATAATATTCAATCCTATTGGATAACTTTGTGTAGCCCCATATAATACTACACTGCCATATTCACCGTAGAATGTTAAATTCCCATTAGTTAAATCAAAACTTGTCCCAGCAAGCCCACTTGCATAATTATTGCTTTGTATAACTCCAGTCCTGATTTTGCTTCCTGAAATTGTAGTTGTATTATTATTCACATCTGCTGCAGCTCCGCCGATTGAAATTTTTGTTGAAGGGTCATAACCGCTTGCAAATTGAACTGTTCCATCTATATATATTTTACTTCCACTAATTCTTATCCCTTCATTACTTGCATTAATTGATGCAATTACATTTGTAGTTTGAACAGGTGTAAAATTCAAATGCGATAATGTAATTGTGCCTGTTGTTATTTTCCCGCCATTAATCGTAGTAGTTCCGTTATTTATTGCTTGTGCAAGTGTTTGCCCATTAGCAAATGTTGTTGTGCCAGTAATGTTTAATTTACTTGAGCTTATAGTTACAGATTCAGGGGAAATATTAATTTGAGAAATTACACTGTCTTTTCTAACTCTAAGATTAAGATTATTAGCTGTCTGTGTTATCTGAGATTGTAAAGTATTATCCGCATTTGTTCTATTCGTTACTTCCGTTGTAATTGCATTCGCATTGATTGTAATATTAGCTTCCGCTGTTGATAATCTATTATTTAAACTATCTGCATAGGTTTTATTTGCTTTCAGTGTTATTGCATTTGCATTTTGCTGTATCTGTGTAGTATGTGTAGCTACTGTATTGCTTAAGTTGTTAAAATCCGTCTGACTTACTTTCGTATTTAATGCATCTTCAAGTGTTTGTGATAGTGTAGTTAAATAAAATCTTCCTTTCAAATAAACATTTTGAGCATATAGCCCGTAACCACTTAATGCACCAAAATTTGCATCTGTTATGCCTGCTAAATTTCCATAACGAGCTTTAGTTTTTGTTGAAGAACTCCAAGCTGACCAGCTATTTACTCCGTTTATAATATCTATATAAGGTGCATAATTATCAGATGTAACTGTATAAACTAATCCTTGTCGTGCTGTGTTGCTCGTATTCCCAACTCGAACAAATGTATCGCCTTTCTGCGCTGTACCTGTATTATAGCTTACAGTTACAGTTCTGCCGCTTACTGCTGTAACTGTGGCTTGCACTTGTCTAATTGTGGTTCCCGCATTATCCCAACTTTGAGCAATAATTAAATCATTTATTGCAAACGGACAAACATTGTGATTACTCGGATCTTCAAATGTTATCTGATTCCCACTTGCACTCTCTACTTTTGCGGCATCGCTCGTGATAACATTACCGTTTGTTGCCCTTATTTGATTAAGCAGCAATTCATACACAGACATTGTGCCACGCACAGTAAGATTGTCAACTTCGAAGTGGCTCTTGCCAGCTTGCGATATTCCATAATCCAATCTCCAGCCGCTGCCAGCCCAACCTGAAACGAAGTTGTTATAAATCGACTTACTGCCATATTGTTGAATATCCCCGTAGAAATAATTTGTGCCTGTGCCTTGCTGATTTATCATCCCAGTAAGATTGATATTATTAAACTGCGGAGATGCAGTTGTGCGTAAATCCTGCGGTACTGTAATAGTAAATGTTCCGCCAAGATTGACGGAGCCAATTTGAAATCCGTAATTGTCTGCAGATTGATTTATTTGATTTGCAGTTAACTGGTCAGAAACAATTGAAAATTGACTGCTGTTATAATTCAAATCAATCGTAGCAGAGCCGCCTAATGTTAAACTTCCGCCGCCAGTTAATCCATTGCCTGCAGTAATTGTAAAATTATTTGCGGTTAACTGATTTGATGTTACAGTAAAATGTGCAGGATTATATAATAATGATAAAGTTCTATTTGCAGTTAAATCTGCAGACGCAGATCCATCAATCCGTAACGGTGCATTCGCATAAATAGTTCTTGATGTTCTTACAACAGTAGTAGTATCAGGGCTCCAAGCCCATTTCCACTGAAAGCCGTTGTTATAGTATAAATATTTGTTATTCGACGGAGCTTCGATAAATCCTGTAGAATCTTGAGCAATTTGATATAATATTTTATTTGCTGCTCCACCAATTATGTTAAATGCTCGTCTTACACTGTCTGTTTTTGATAAAACAAAGTTATAATCAAGAAGCCTCGTTTCAATACCGTTAATCTTGACTCTTACAAAGTTCGAATCATTATCAGAATATAATTCTATGTATCTATCATTACCGATTCTCCACTTCGGTGCTGATGTACCATCTGCGTCAATATAGTTCTGTGCAAGTAAGCTTGTGCTAAAGAATAACCATATAAAGAATAATATTCTTTTCATGCTTTCACCATCTTTTTAATTATTAGTGTCCCTTGTCCAGTTGTGGGATTTTGTGTCCCAGGTGTCCATTCAAGATATATTGTATCTGGGGCATTATATTTCTTTACTTTCCTTATTGATTGCGGATTAATAACCTGCCTAAATTTGCCCATTATTCTATCTATTGTTACAAGAGTTTCACTGCCGTCATAAATTCTGAAATTACTAATTTCATTCTCTCCGAAGGGCACTTCAACTTGGATTATAAATTCATCAAGCCATTCATCTGCATTCATTTCTGCAACAGCAATTGCACCTTGATTAACTTGCTCATAACTTAATGTGACTTGTCCGGGAATAACTTTCATACTAATAGTGCTTACAGGGATAGTTATAATTTCCCCCTCAGCTGGATTCTCAATTTCTTTCTGGACAGATTGTAATCTAAGTGCTTCTATTCTTGTATATTCATTGTCCCAATCTTTTTCTTGCCCAATTTTTACAAATTCATAACCATCGTATTCGAAACCATTCATAAAATTATAATTAAGTCCATCTACAATAAATTCATAAACAGGCATCCTATATAATAATCCTCGCAATGTATAATAATATTCTGCGAGATAATGAGCTAAACCAAGATAACCTGATTTTGGAGGGTTCCACAGCAGAGTTTGAAATTCAATATATGGATTTTTAACGCCGTAAATTGAATAATATATTCCTGGAACGCCGCTTACTGCAGCTCTGAGATTAGATACAACATCCCAGGGACCAGCTAAGACTTGATTCTTGTAATCTGCAACTGATATTATGTTTTTATCTAATCCATTTTTACCGCTTACTTTCTCAAACAGTCCATGCGGAGCATAGCCAACAGGGGAGAAGCCTGTTACTGTATATCTATTTAATTGTCCTGCATCTTGTTTATAGAATTCGCTTGTTATTTTAACATAATCATATTTTGTAAATTTATATTTTTTTCTTGGCTCTGATTCAAGAAGAGTCCCAAGTGATTCGACTTGATTGTTATCCCAATATAATATTTGCTTAAAAAATGCTTTTTCCTGAGTAATCATTCCAGCCATAGAGCCAAATTCAAAGGCTAACAATTTTAATAAATCACCAATGCTGTTTATATTCCCGACCTGATAAGCAAATACAGAACCCACCCAATTATGGTCAAGAATTATGTCGTCGAATTTTAAATCATCTTTAGTATATTCAACATAATATTCCCAATATGAATTCCCATAAAAAAGCCAGTTGTGATAAAAATTTATGCTTACATTTGGATTAACTAATTGAAATATTTTAGTTATCAAATCTTTTAGTGAAATCCAATTCCAAACTATGGCAGAGCCTATCTTTTGAAAATTTAACTGCAAAGGATTATTTGGTTGCGATGAAGTTTGATTGTTTGGATCCCAGTAATCTTTTTGGTACCCTTCCGGATATAGGTAAGTCTCATTTAATACATTTGTCTTAGGCATTACTGTAACATGGTGAGTTTTCATTGATGGATCATATTCAAGCATATCAGTTATAGCATAACCGCTAAATTCAGTAATATAATTCTGCTGCCCGAAATATTTCACTTCCATTTTTAGATAAAATTCCTTTTGAACTTTTAATGCTATAGCTCCATCATATAGTATGTTTACTAATTCTCCATCTCTGTCATATATCGCAAATTCTTGTTCTGCAGGGACAAGAAAGAATTCATCATAATCGTAATTTAATTTTGTTAGTCCACGCTTAATTAGTTTCAAGCCTTTATCTTCAGCAAAGTAAGTAACATCATTTCCTTCATCATCAACTGTAATTTGCATTGTTATTAAAAGTCTATCCCCAGTCCCCAGCAAATATCCAATTGTTGTGCTTTCGCCAAATATGTAACTAATCGTATACATCAATAATATTTTTGCTTTATTATTGTTTGCTTGTTTATTATGTAATCTAAATCACGACCTTTAGCTATTGCATGTCCTGAAACATTTATTTGTATTGGTTCAATTCTTATCACCTGCACTTTAGGTATATAGTATTTGTCAATTTGCGATAATTTACTATAAGGTATAACAGCCTCAGGCTCTCCACCTTCTCCTATAATATATCTATTGCCAGATTCTCCTATTCCATAAACCTTTTCGCTTATTACACCACCTTCAGCCAGAAAGAATTGTTTAAATATCTGTCCAAAACTACCAGCGCCAGTAATAGTGCCTATTAATGCAAATACAGCGGCTTGCAATCCTATGTTAATAAGATTGTTAAGAATATTTGCCAAAACATTATCCGTATTTTTAAGCAAGCCAAGTGATTTCGCTATGGAATTACTCATAATTTGCCCAGTTGATTGCCATGCATAACCCAGTCGCACAACTTTTTCTTCTTGACTCTGCAAATACCTTTCAACTGGATTCCCTAAGCTCTCAATAAATTCAGCCATTTTATTTGTTTGCGGAGCAATATAAAATTCACCTTTAGGAGCAGGAAATCCTCTTGATAATAAATCCCCAGTTTTACCCCATTCAAAGCTTTTTGGCTTAACATATTTTTCTGCAAGCGGGTATGGTGATAATGATTCTTTTTCAAGCTCGTAAATTTTTTTTCTTATTTCTAACTGATCACGAAGATTGGTAGTTTGTTTGAGTAATATCTGCAGTTTGTTTATTTCTTTATCGATTTCTTCTTTCGTCCGAATGCCAAGTTCTTGATAAATAGTTTTTTCTTTTTTCTTGCTCTCAATACTTTTATTAGCTTTATCAATTAAATCATTGTAGTATTGAATAATTTTATCATAAGCATGTTGGTTTTCTTCATTTAATTCTTTTCGTTTTTCCAACCATAAATTTCGTTGTGCTTCAAGTTCTTTAATATAACCGTGCTTTGCTATTGCTTGGTCTAACGCTTGCAATTCTTTAATTAAAGTGTCATATCGTTTCTGCTCTTCTTCAGACATTTCAGTAAAACCAAGCAGCTTTGCAATAGGTGCCCCAATAATAGGGAATGCTTCTGCAAGTTTGGAGCGTTCCCCGTATTTAGCTTGCATCTCTCGAGTCATACGAGTTAATTCTAATTCTAACTCGGTTTTTCTGCTCTCTAACTGATATCGTGTTAGATTTTCATATTTATTTTTTAATTCATCTACCGATTTCTGTTGCTCTTTTAATGATTTAGTTGTATTGTCCGATACATGTGATAGTGCTTGCATTATAAACATTACTGCATTAATTCCAAGCACTAATGCATTCATAGGTGTGATTGATGCACGAATTGCATCAACGAAAGTCATGCCCATAGATTTGGCTTGAGCAGAAGCATTTGCGAAGGTTTGTGTTAACATTGACACGTTATTTGAAATGCTCATCAGCCCTATGCGTGTATTAACAAACATCATATCCAAATCTGAAAGTAAGAATCCGGTTTGAGCAAATAACTGGTTCATGGAGCCGATATTCTGCAAATCATTGCGGCTTACAAGTTGAGATATTGGTTTAGATGCTTTGGTGCTGAGATTGTTAACAAGGTCATCAACTTTGCTTATAGTCGCAACAGCTTCTTTGCCGTCGATTATTAATTTTATTTTTAATTCGTTGTTCATTTAGAAACCTTATTTAATATGTTATAAGTTTCAATTAGTTGATTTAATCTTTCTGCCAATTTCAGCACATAAAATTTCAATGCTGTTTCTAATGCTGTATTTTTATCAACATTATATTCGTTAAGTTCATAGATTATTTCTTCCATAAATGTTAATTTTATTTCACATTTGTAATAACGCATCCTTGCAGGGTTTAATTTATCTTCAAGTGCTTCAATTAATTTTGTAATGCTTCCAATCCTGTTGCGAATTTCGTTAATATGTTTTGCATATCCATTGATAATCGAAGATACAGCAAGAAAAAACTTGTGAATATCTCCATTGCTTTAGTTTGTTCAAGGTCATCAAAAAAATCGAACGGTATTTTTTCTCCATCTAACGGTATTAATACATCGTGCAAGAATTGTGTCATCTCCTCTTTTGTAATCTGTTTGCTCGTTATCTCATTTTTATCTTTATCATAAGCTATTTTGATAAATAATTTATCTAAGCGGTTTGTTATTTTTAAGTCCCGAACATAAAACTTATCTCTTAACTTGAATTTTCTCCCTTTGTGTTCAAATTCCATAAATAAATTCCTTTTATATTTTTTTAAGAACAAACTGTAGTAAAGTCCCGATGATGCCGCCAAATAAACCCGAAGCCAGTGCTATACCTATGATTTTAGATTTAAAATCTTCTAAGATTCTTAATCTATTTTCGTGGTCTGTTATATTACTATTTTGCCGTTCTATAATATTGTTATGGTTATTGATAAAATTCTCGAGTTTGGTTTTGATTACGACGACATCCGTGATTAATTGATTAAGTTTTTCTTCGCTCATTTTCTCAACCCAGTTGGTAATTTATCTTTAAGAATTTTAGAACTGTTTTGAGCTATATCTGCCCCGCCAAACAGCCAGAAGCCCACCAAAGCTATTTGATGGGCAAGTGTATGTTCCTTGGTAATTTGCATAATTGCACCAGAGACAAATGCTATCCTTCGTTTTTTCCCTTCGAGCCAATTCCATGCTTGCGATATTACATCTAAAATATTTTTTTTCTTTTCTTCCATATTAATTCTTAAATATTTCTCCGATATGCCATGCTGCTTTAATTATATGTCCAATTTTTTTTGTCACATCAGCTGGAAGCATGTTAAATTCTGCAGTAATTGTTTGTATTAATTCGTTAGCTTCGTTTTCATCAATTCTTACAATTTCTTGTATAAGCAGATCTTTTGTTTTTATTACTTCAAAAATTGCTTTTGCTGGCTCCCATAATACTTCAACTGGATGACTAAGAAAATCCGAAATTGTTACTTTGCCATCAGCCATTACAATCGCACGAGCTTCTTCGATTTCTTTTACTGCTTTAATAAGCTTTTTTACTTCATCTATGCCAAGCTCAATATTTGGTTTATCGCCAGGCGTTACTAATATTAATTTTTGTTCCATTGCTTTCTCCTTTAGATTTATTTCTAATTTTTCTAATCCCTTTGGTTCGGGAATATCTTCCATAGATATTTTTATATTTTTGCTCATACTTTTTTTTTATTTTCTAAATCATAGCCAGCGAATTTTATTATGTATTCGCTTATTTTAGTCCCGTAAGCATCTGCATTATCATTGCCCTGTATAAATTCTTTAACTCCGCCAATTCCTTTCAGATGTGCACCTGCTACCAACCCACTTAGTGTATATTTTTCAATAATTTCTTGGTTGATAGCTTTTTTAATTCGTTTTACTAAATCATCAACATGCTTATCAAATAATTCATCTTGTAATGCAGTATCATTAAGAAATTGTTCTTTAGTAATTATAGTTTTAGGTTCCATATTAGCTGGGTGCCAGCCATCTATACTGTAACCTAAATCATATAGCCGTGGCTTGCCAAATTGATATCTGCCTAAATATCCTATAGTATTGACAGCTTTATAATTATTTCCGCTTTCTCGCTGCCCCAAATCTTTTCGAAATTCCTCATAGCTTTTCATAAGCTACCTCATGCTGATACTTGTAATGTACCTCCAGTAAGACCGCCGTCAGATGCTGACCCACCATTGCCAGTCCCTGTTAGCAATGTCATTTTACTAATTGGGAATGCACCTTTATATTCAACATTCATTTGCACATTCTCGCCAGTGATATTGAGGTTTGCGTTTTGTACTAATACTCCAGCATTAAATACAAAAGCATCATAAGTAGTATCGCTGTTATTTTCTTTTAATTTCAAAGAGGGAGATGTGCCTTTAGCTCGTTGTGCTGCGTAGTCTGCAAGGGTAACTTCTTCTATTTGCAGATTAACAGTTACTGTTAGCTTATCAAACAAGGAAATATTATTAATTGTTTTTGCTTTACGCTTTGGTTCAATTGTAATTGAGCGTTCAATAATAGCTCCAGTAATTGATGTGCCAATAGGAGATTCTGTTGCAGCAGGGGAGACTAATCTTTGCTTTGTAAAGTCCTTGCCTGATGCTGGAGTAATACTTAAATCCACTGCAGTATTGGATGCGGCAGCGCTTAAAATCGAATCCCATTGTGCGGCTGGGAATGCTCCTTCAATGTCGACAGTTATTATTCTTGAGTCTTTAGTGTAACTTAATTTTGGTTCTATCCCTAATGGGTTGCTTGCTGCTAAGAACTTAAATACTTTACCTTCTCCTGTTGTGATAATCTGTATATCACAATTACCATGTCGATATTCAATCAATTTGTTGAACATGTATAAATTGCCTTGCAGTGTAGCAGCAGACAGCAATAAATTGTCATAGTTTGGCAATTCCATGTCTGCGTGGTCAATTTTAATTCCTCGCAATCTTGATGTTTGCAGATTCTCGTTTTGCGTTATGCCTAATACTATAACTCCAGTAGGCGTGCTATTTAAAGTCCCAGCCTGCATTATTGCAATTTGTGCGAATCCTGCTTCTACAGCCATTTTTTACCTCAAATTTTTGTTTCAAATTCTTTATTAATAAGTATACCACTGCATTTCTTAGAACCAATCATAATTTCTTGCGGCTCGAATGTGTCTTCCTTCATTACTATTCTTACTCTTGTATCTAATATGTCGTTAAGTGCTTTTAATAATTTCTCTGCAAGTTCTATTGCTTCTGTTTTATAGACTCGATGCTGTTTATTGTGTGCCGATACTAAGCAGAAAAAATCAATTGAGTGGAAATAACCAATCACTTCACCTTTGCTTGCAGTTTTTAATCTGCTTTTTCCATAATCAATCAAAATACAAGGCAAATAATCTTCTAACTTGGCGTAAGGGTCAGTAACGATATTTACTCCTCGCAACAGATTATTATTCTTAAACAGGTCTTCTAACAATTCAATTAGTTCAATTCCGTTCATGTTTGCAACCGGAAATTGTTAATTAGATCGTTAATTCTTGCTTCGGCTTGTTTTAATGCTAAATCAAAAAATTTTAATCCCTTAGTTCCATGATGATAAATCTTCCATGCTATTGCATAGGCAAGTCTATCAACTTTCCAATAATCTTTAGCAGATTTATAACTCAATATTCTTTTGCCAGAATCACGAAATGCAAGCCCTTTTAATCTTACCCAGTCACGCAATGCATAAACCGGTGGAAAATGAGGTCTTGTCCCTTCATGAACATAATAAGCATATCCAGTTCCAGAATAAATTTCGACTAATATTCCTTCTGTAATTCGTTTGACATCTCCTTCTATGCTTCGCATTAATTGTCCGGTTACGTTTTTATTCTCTTTCTCAAGCACATCTTTAACTTGCCTTATTAAGACTTCTTTAATTTGCAAAGCAAGTTTTTCTATTCGATTATTAATTTCACTCAATATGTTATTGAATATTTCTTCTTTCATATTGCACTTATATCCATTGTGCCTAAGTTTAGATTATCTTGAACTTCTTCTTCATTTAGTTCAGGCTGAGGTAAATAAGGTTCAAGTAATCTCATTGCTACATTTCTAAAGTGTTCGCTTAAATCCTTCACTTCCTCTCTTGATAACAAATCGCTTCTGCTCACATCAAAACCTTTCGACCTTATTATTCCCGTCCCTTGAGTTTCAATGTTCAATGTATGCACTGCGTAACTTAAAGCAAGATTATAAGCAGCTTTCTGTATTTCTTCATAAATGGCTTTAGTAGTCTCATCGCTTGAATTCTCATAGCTCGCATAAGTCACATATTTATTCCCAAGCAGTCGCTTCAATTCAATTTCTGCCATCTTAATATGCGGGGTAATCTGTTCTGATGTTATTTCCGAACCAAGATTTCCCTCATTTATTACAGCTTCTATTGAATTAATGAATGCCATTTACTTTGGTGTTACTTTTACTGTGAAATTAATTGCAACGCTTGTGCCTGCGACTTCAAAATATAATCTTATGTATCTATCTACTAATGTTGCAACCACTCTTTGTTTACCAGCTGCTGTAACATTATTGAATGTTGGAGTTTGTGTTATATTATACCAATTTGTTCCATCAGGCGACCCTTGTATATAAATATTCTTCAAAGTATCGGCAGTGGAAACTGAAGTTACATCAAGATAAAATATTGCTTGCTTGACCTCGAATGGCACTGTTAATGAATTTGAAGTCCCAGCAGCCGAAACATTAGTCCCTGTATATAATGTAGCTGCGAGATAATTGCCTTTCCAATTTTTCGGAAATTCTACTTGTGCGAATAAATTAATGCCGAATAGAAAAACGATTATGAATATTAACTTTTTCATTTGTTTTTCCCCTTGGTTTTGTCATCAGTTTCTTCAATTGTTTTAACATTATCTGTATAATCATCAAAATAATATTTGTCCTTATCTGGAATGCTGTCCCATTGCTCTTTGCTTAATTCATAGACTTTGCCTTTTTCGAATATTACTCCTTTAGGAGTCATATATTTTGCGGCTTTTACTAATATTTTCTTCATATTTCACCTCTCTTATTTGCAATAAGCTATTTTTTCAGTCAATACATAATTGAAATCAACTTTTGCAGTCATTGTGATTTCAACTCTTCTTGCTCGAGGTTTAAATTCTCTGTAATAGCTAATTTCACGACCAAATCCTATCGCAAGATTATCCAATGTAGTCAATATAACTGTCCCATAAGGCAATTTTGGTACTCTTATCAATGGGATGCCTTCAAATGTTGCATTTGGTTTTTCAACGACATAATTATCACCAAGTGCAGTAGATCTGGAAGCTAATTGTCTACGATATTCTGAATCTACTCTGCGGCTTACTAAAAATACTAAATCAGGTTCGTCTTGATATTTATCAGGTAATAAATCCAGTACATTTGGGAATACAGTTTTTAACCAGTCTGTATTTTCTTCACGAGAATAATATTGTTTGTTTGGATCGCTATCAAGCAACTTTATAATACCATCATTCATCGACAAGAATACATAATCTGGATCAGTAGGACTCGTTGCGGTATCGCAATTAAATAATGCATCAACCAAATCATTGCCAACTTGCTTAGCTGCCATTTCAGTTATTTTCTGTTCGACAGCTTCTTTCTCAATGTTTTCTTCTAACCATCTTAACGAAACGTTAATTGGCAGCATGATTTCCTCTGGTGTAAGAGTGCGTTTACCTACAATTACACCACGAAGTTTATCATCAGCTGGTTCTGTATCTTCTGCAGGTTTGTGCAGCAATCTACTGCCGAGCCCAATATTATCTAAATCTCTGGCTCGTCCGATATTGCGTTCAACTCTTATTCTGCTTAAAAATGCAGATTGGTCAACGACGGTATCAATAAACGCAGTTGATTGTTCAGTATTTAATAATCCTTGTGTATTACCAGTAGTAATACCAGCCTTTTCGAGTAATGCAAATAATTCTTGTTCGTTCATTTTTATTCTTCTCCTTTTTGTTAAAAAATTTTAGGATAACCAGCTTATATGAGCTTTATTTTCTTTCTTAATTTGCTCAGATTTTTCTTGCCGACTTCCAGGAGTTTGCTTTTCTATTTTCTCCAATCTTTCGGTCAGCTCTGTATTTGCTTTTTCGAGTGATTCGATTTTTTCTTTTTGTGTTCTCTCAAGAGATTCGATTCTCTCATTCAAAGGCTTCAGTGCTTCTTCAATTGATTTTTTAAGTTCTTCTTGTGTCATTTCTACCTCTTCATTTTTGTTAATTGATTTATTTAGGTCAATGCTTTCAATTGCTGAGATAAATTGTTTTGCATTTTCGATTAATGCATTTTTTTTATCTGTAATATTTTCGTCTTGCATTACATTCCAGTTTGCATTTGATAATGCAGCTAAGTGAGTTTCAAATATTCTTTGCTTTATTTGATTATTGAGTTCATCATTAAAATCCTTACTCAATCCAATAACCGATTTTATTAATTCGATAAACTCATTAAAAGCTGATTTAACTGTTTTACTCATATCTGATTTCTCCAGTTTTTTGTCGATTTGCTCAATTAATTTGCCTGCGGCATTAAAGATTTCATCAGCCCCTTGTTGTCCAGCTCTCTGACGTATTGCGATTAATCCTGCTCTATCTACATTCTCAAAATCAGAAGTATAGATATAACCGTACGCACCTTTTATGTCTTTGTCTTTATCGGGGTCAATCCCAAGATGCCATTTTGCAAAATCTTCAATGCTATTATTCTCGATGTATTTATTTTCTTCGGCGGCGGAAGGAGGAGACCATTTGCTTGAATCAATAATTTTACCTTTAGAAATTAAATTCGATGCATGTTTAACTGCACTTCGATTTAATTGTGTGACAGATTTTTCAATTACTTCAACTCTCGCAAATCCTGCTAAGCTTAATCCAGTAATTTCACCTTTCTTTATTTGCTGCCATGTTTCATCATTTTCAACTTTAATCCCCACAGCCCAAGAACCAATTGGACTGTCGGGGAATAGGGAATCATTTTCTTTAGTAATCCAACTTTCAGCAACAAAACCTTCATCAGCTTTATAATCATGCCCTTTATCCACGTTTTTAGTTATTCCTCTCTTCATGAAATTATATGCAGCTTTCTCAATTGTTTCTGCATCCGCAGTATCGCCATGCGCATCAACCTCTCCAGGACTATACACAATTGCATAAACAATTCTTTTATCATCATCAACTTTTTTTAACTCAACAAATTTTTCCATAACAGGATTTTCGTCGTAATCTGCAGACTTGTAAATAATAGTCTTGCGATTTGCCCCTTTGTGGACAAGTGATAAAAACTCAATATCAATTTCTTTAAGTATTCGTTTTGGCTTTTGCATTTTTCTTTCTTTTTTTTTGTGTGAAAAATAAAAGAGAGGGAAGTATTAATCATTACACTTTTTGGTGTAATAATATGATTTGATAAGAAGGGGAGAAGTGGATTTAAAATTTCATTATGCCTCGTGCAAATTTAAGTTTCAAGTATTTGCCCCCGGAATTCTCAATTTCTGTTAGATATTTTTCTAATTCTTCGATTTTTTTATGCATAATTTTATTTTTCACAAAATCGTAAAGTGCATGTTTATCTTGCTTAGCAAACAATACTTGCAATTTATCGTCCGCAAGTAACAAGTAAACATCTGCTTGCGCACTTCTTATTATATCTTTTAATTCCTCACTTTCCGAGACCGAATTTAATATCATTGTCTTAAGTCTGCTTATTTCTGCTTTATCAAGTTGCTCATAATTATTTACTTTCGCTTTCAAAATATCTTCTGCTTGCTGTCTATTATCTGCCCTAAGTAAATTTCTGTCTATTTCTTCTTTGTATGCCATAACCGTTGTTGTTCTGCAATGGAAATGATAGGGAGGGAGTCCAATTCCAGAAGGCAATTCGTCTGTTTCTTTATGATAAATTTTACTCAGTATTTCCTTTGTGGTGAACCACTTAGAATATTTTTTCGCTTCTTCTGGAGTTCTGGCATTTAGAATCTTGTTTCTCTGCTCAATTAATTTGTTTACTTTTATAACTCGTCCATTAAGTTCACGGCAGATTAAAGAAGTGCGAGAATCTAAAACTGCATGGATTTTTATATATTCTATTCCAGCCCGCTCGTATGCATCAACATGCGCAAATTCTCTCGTTTGTGTAATCACATGATTTGCAAATCCCTCAAAATAATTTAATATACTGCCACGATAACCTTCTGGTTTTTCGAATTTATCTTTCAGCATTTCTTTAAGATATTTCCCCGCAGCTTGTCGATTCATTCCTTCAAGCAATATTTTCTTGAAATACTCATCCAAGTCTTTACCGATTTTCTCAGCAATCTGTTCTTTATAATAGTTCCCAATCCAATAAGAATGATTTTGTTCAAGCCAATTAAGAACTTGTTTTGATATTTGATTAAAACTATATTCAATATTGATGTCAGAGAGAGCCTTGCTGTAAGTTTCTCGTCTTATTTCGTTCATCTTTGCTTCAAGCAATGCGGCAAAATTTACACCTAATCTTTTCTCGAGCCTGTTCATTAATTCTTTTTTATCTTCTTCGCTAATCAATCCTTCGCTGTTAATAAACTCATCTATTGCTTCCTCAATTGCAACTCTTTGATTTTCAAACCAAGTCTCACTCATTATTTTCATTAACTTATTTGCTAATATTTCATACTTATCAGCTTTCAGCACAAGACAAATAATATCATCAATAACCTCTATTGATTTTTGTTTATAGTTCATAATCTTAACCAATACTCTTTTTCAATATATCTCTAAATTTTATTAATGCTGTTAACAACTCGGTACCTTCTTCTATCTTCATTATTTTTTCTAATGTCTCATTTTTGTTCGCATCGTTTTTAACATTTATCTCTTTATCCTTGCGTGGCGGATAACCTTGTTCTTCTCTAATCTCATCAGATGTTAATGGTTTGCGTCCGTATTCATCAACTATTTGCATAATCTTGTAATAATAATCAGCATCTTCTACAGCGTCGGAGATGTCGAATGTATCGAATTTAATTTTCCACTTCTTGTTTTCTGGAAAAGCATTACTCAATACGAGTTCGTTTAATATATATTCAAGCATCATCTGGCGAGGCAGGATTGTAAGGTCTCTAAACATTCTCATTTGCTCTTTCATTTCCCCAGTTCCGCCAAGCTGCGATGCATTCATAATTCCTACTAATCTTGGAGGGACTCCATGAGCCGCAATAATTTCCTCTTTGTTGTCTTGTCTTAGCAATCTGTAACTTGCTTCTTTTATTTCGCTCGCAATTTTTTCAATTTTAATATCCACTTCATTTTTTGTTGCGTCTGGTAATTGTAGCAATAATGACTTACCAGCGTTATCAACACCTTTGAAATTCTGTTTAAAGAAATCACGAATATTTTTTTCTGTAGTATCTCCGAAAGCTGCACCTATTACAGTAATTATTGACTCAATTACCATATTATTATCAAATCGATTTATATTAAATCTTGTAGCACTGTAATCCAAAACCATAGCTGCAAGTGCTGGCAAGTATTCTGGGACTCCATACCAGTCATCAAGCGGGGAATAGTTCTTCCAAATTATATATTCATTTTCATTCAGGTTTTCTCGCTTGCTAAATTCCCAGAATCGGGTTGCCTTTCCATCTACTTTCTGGATTAAATTTATAATTCTTTTATTGTTATAATATTCACGCTTCAATACACAATTTTTCATTGGCAAATGATAGACTTCTGAGATTAAACCTTTCTTATTTCTCACAATTTCAAGTGCGGCGTTACCATAAATTTCATAATCGAGACAGAAATTAAATAACGAAAGAGCGATAGGTTGCCCAGCATAACTCGAGTGAGATTTAAGCCAATCCATAATATCGTTATAAGTTTTATCTGGAGTTTTATCTGTGTCATCAGTGAAAAGATTGAAACCTAATAAGCATGTTAAAGCAGCTTTAACTCGCATTGCTCTTTGATGGTATGTATTCATCTTATACAGGTTTAGCAATTGCGAGAAAGGATAAATAGGAGCTATTTCAATTGCAGAATTAGTTCCTGTTTTAATTTGTTTGCTTTCTTTCTCTATCGGCGTTGGCTCGGTTAATTTAATTAGTTCATTGTCTCTAACCGATTCAGACTTAATGATTATTGATTGCACTTCTTTTGCCATTTTCTACCTCGTTAAAAGTATAAAATAAATTTTCTTTTAATATCGTCTTTAATAATAATGCTAATGCCAAAGCTTCGGAGTAAAAGCTCAACATCTTTTAAATCGCATAATTCTAAAACCTCATCATAATCTATTACAGCAATTGGATTTTCTTTATCATTTTTAGCTTTTTCAATTCTCTTTTTAATTGAGTTTAATATTTCTTGGTTCATTTTATTAGTCGTTAATAAATTTTAGAAATTATTTTGGGAATAATATTTCTTCCAGTGCGAACCCAATTCCAATATACTGCAGCATCACCTTTATTAGGCGAATGTCCAAGTCTTTTCTTTATCTCTTCTTTGCTCTCAACTACAATTTTACCATTCTTAATTTCAAATTTTGGCGTGACTAAATCTGCAATCAGTTCTTCATCTGGGGGCAAGGCAATTAAATTAAGTCTTAAATCTTCTCTCATTTGCCACCACATCTGAGAGCGTAAATTGTTAAAATCTTCTTCGCCTGAATGTCTGACTGGAGATTCGCTGCCTTTCAAGTTTATTATTTTCCTTCCAATTTCTTTTAATGCATTAACTGTTCCAGCTCCTACGCCAACTCCATCAACTCCGACATAATTATCATTTATTTTTTTTTCTTTCATGATTAAATAAACATCACGCTTGCCTAATTGATTTGCATCTGGGCATTGAAAATCTTCTACTTTTAATAAAACATTCCCTTTGCCTAATGCAATTGCGGCTTTATCACCAGCTTCGCTGTCTGCAACATCAACTCCGAGTGCATATTCTCCATTAACATTATACTCAACTGGAGCTTTAATTTCATTATATCTTGATATTGCTGCATGAACCCATTCAAGTTTGATTAATGCATCTTTGGCTTGCGAAGGTGATATCCCTCTGGTTCGTGATAAGGTCAATGGGTGGTCTTTGCCATATTTAGAAATGATTCTGTTAATCCCAATTTTTGAGGTTGCGCCTGGAATAAATTCAGGATTATTCAGCACGACATTCGGATGGTCGTAAGCACTAATTCGTATATGTTCAACATTATCTTGCATACAAAATCGATGTAAATTATCAAGTTGATGATCAGGGTTCCCGAGTGCAAGTATAATGTTATGCGGAGCCGTGCAGGTGGTTTGGAATGCATTTATAATTGGAAGAGGAATACCTGGAGTTTCTTCTAAGATAATTAGCATGTGTTCTGCGTGAAATCCCTGCGCTTTAGTTGCGACCTCTTCGTCAACATGAACCCCAGCTACAAATCCGACAGCAATCCAATCGTCTCGCCCCGGATTCATTCGCAATTTCAAAGTCATTAATTCGCCTTGTCTAAATTGGTTATAAAGTTTTGCGATTTCTTTCCAGACATGTAATGATAATTGTTCTTGCTTTGGGGCGGTAGTTACTACAATTGAATTTTCATAACAATAAAGGAACCAATAAGTGATTAATGCTGCGAGAAATGTTTTGCCAGTGCCTGTCGCAGATTCAACTCCAACCCATTTGGATTGCATAATACATTCTAAAATTTTCATCATTGGGTTGGGAGTTCCGTCCCAGAGGTGGTTGTTATATTCTTCGTTTAAGTTCCAGTCAATAGTTTCTGGTTTTATTCCTAATACGTCTCTGAAAAATTCAAGTGGGCGTGTTTGATAGTAAAGGCGTTTATTAAGTGCTTTGCGTCTGCGTTCTTCTTCCTCAATGCTTATCAACAATTCAATATTGCTTAATTCAAAACTCATTGTATTAATCCAAGCTGTCTTAAGTAATCTGTGATAAGCTCTCTTTTCGCAATTTTTCTTTTTAATTCTTGAAGCTGTTCATCGGTTAATTTAGACAAGTCAATGTTGTAATTTACATTTTCGTTTACAATGTTTTGCTTTTCAACATAACCACGCTCACGCCCTAAAGTCTTCAGCACAAGTGCAATCATTGTCTCACTGCCTTCTTCAACTTTGCTGACTAATTTACTTTCTGCCAAATCAACAATTTTTTCTCTCTCGTCCTTAATCATTTGCGCAATCTCTTCATCTTTTTGCAACCAATTATATATAGTCATTCTTTCACAACCTAATCTTTCTGCTATTATTGTAATATTGCCATAACTATTTCTAATCGCTTTTATAATAGCAGGCTTATGCAACCGCTTTCCTTTTGCTGCGAATGTCAATCTGCGTCTATCTTTCTTTTTTGCCATTTTGATACAAAATTTTTTTTAAGTTCCTCTCGCTTAAGTGTTGTGCTTCTCCGTTATAATAAACATAAGGCTCTTTGAGTAAGAGCTCACGAGCCTTTTTAGCAGAATATCCTTTCTTGCGTAGTTGTGAATATTTATTTCGCAATTCTGCATTGCGAATAGAGATTTTATTAATGAGTCCTTTATCAATCAATACTTTAAGAATTGTTTTACCTATTGTTTTTACTAAATCTTCCAAGCAAACCTCAAATGCTATGAGTAATTATATAAACAATCAAAGTTTATTTCATTACACTTTTACGTGTAATATTTTTATTCCATTTTTTCAATTTATACTTGATTACATCTTCCTTTCTTGCGTATCTTAATTCCCCATTTACATCTATCATTTCGTATTCATTCGCTATCGGGTCGTAAGTTGCGCCCGGATAATAACAATCCTTGTATTTCTGCATTAATTCCTGTGCGGTATAGACTCCATTTTCATACTCCTTTTGCTTAGGTTTAATATTTCCATTTTCATCAATTGCATCTGCTAATGTTCTAAAATTTCTAAAATTTCTAAGCTTAGCCTCTTTCATAATTCCGAGCGTTTTAAATTCACCAAATTTGCGTATTAACTCATCGACAAATTCACGCTCTGGGATAGTTGGACTTCTTCCATAGCTGCGGATAAAGATTTCATAAGCTGGGTCTTTGTTGTTATGAGTTTCTGTTTGCAAATCTGAGGAATTTTGTTCAAAAATTTGCGAGCGTGGTTTATTTAAAATCTCACTCTCATTTAATTTCTTTTCTTTTCTTTTCTTTTCCTTTCTTTTCTTTTCCCCGTTTTTGCTTGCAGAAACTTCAGTTAAACTGGGTTTCTGCATGCAGAAACTCTCTTCAGCGGGGGTTTCTGTATGCAATAACTCATTTTTAGGTTGTAAAACAGGTTTTTCAGGTAGCTTTGTTTTGCGTCTTTTGAATGCATCTTTTACATTATCTACAAGGTTTTGGCACCAAATAATTCTGCCATTAAACCACAATTCTTTATCAATTGCATCTAAATCTGCAAGAGTATTAAGGATATTGTTAGCAGTTTCCTCGTTTACACGGGTTTTTGCAAGCAGAAACTCCCAATCAGAAACATTATTGCAGTCATAAAACATACCTTCTGCGTTACCAAGCAGCTCTAAAATTTTAAACCAAAATGCATATCCGTCGTTCCCATAACGACTTTCAATTACGAACATAGTTTTGCCGTGATGGGTGGAGTGAGGGAAATAGTTTATAGTTGATTTTTGAGGTCTGCTCATGATATCACCGTGATTTTATTAAATACCTTTCACTGGTTCATGTACGACTGGATGATACTTATTGCCTTCGTCGTCAGAACTATAAACAACAAGCATATTTAATGCTTCAGGATTTTCTTCGATAAATTTGTTCAAATTTTCCATGAATTCTTTAAGTGTCATTGGTCACCTCATTTTAGCTTATCACTGTTATTTTTATTTCTGGATGAATTATTTTGAATATGCTTTCAAAAAGTCGAAATTTAAGCTTCCATAATTCCATTCTTGCTCCCTTTATCTCTACATACTCAAGTGTGTTATCGTTATGTGTTATAACAAAATCTATGTAATAATTGCAAATGTGGGTAAATGATTTACCGCTTTCTTTTAATTTTATTGCTGGGATATCCGTTAAAATAGGTCTATTATCACTTAGTACATTTATTTCTATCTTAACCTGTCTCTGCCAGGCTTTTATTTCTCCAGCTGCTTTTCTTAAATCTAATTCTTTAGCATATTCAGCTTCCCAGCCGCTGTGATATTTAATGCCGTTATAAACTGTTTTCTTATGTTTATAAAGTCTTGCTTTCTTTTCTGTATATAATCGTCTGTATTCATCTGGATTAATTAAATCAGGTAAATTTTCTGGGCTAAATTTAACTTTATTCTTTCCATTGCTTATTAATTCACAGGAGGCAATCAATTCATAATTCTTGCTCACTATTTTATTTCCTTCTCATTTTCTAATGAACAAAATTTCGTTCTTTATCTACTAATGCCTTAATAATATTTTCTCTGTCTTCACCGCCAAATGCATCAAGTCTTGCTTTATTTTCCTTTTTGAATTTCCTTAATTCATCTATGCTGCTTATAGACTGTATTGCATTAATAATTTGTTTTGGATTTTCCCAATCTTCAGCCGATAGAGTTATGTTTTTATTTTCATTAACTATTTCTGCTTTTTCAACTTCTCGTTTCTCAGATATAGGCTCAGGTTTATTTGACTTGTCATTTGATTCTTTTGTCTCACTTCCATTTTCATCTTGTAGTGATTTAGGGAAAGCATCATTAATACTATGATAACCCTCTTCAATTCCTTTCAATGCTCCGCTTATTAACAATATTTTGTCTATATCCCAGCTTGAAGCTTTACCAAAGTTTCTTTCAATCAGTTCCTTAGCAACATTTAATCTCTCTGCTCTCTTAATTAGCATTTCTCTTGCTTTATCAATGCCGTTCTTTTTAATATACTCTTCAAGTTTCTTGCGATATCCTTCTTTAGCTCTCTTTAATCCTGCTTCAATCACATAATTAGGCAATGCATTCAATATTACATTTCGCATTGCTTTTGAAGTGCCGATTTGGAATACTATTTCATCATTTCTTTCTTTCTCATAAATCGGATTGCCTTTTTTATTTTTAAGTATTTTCTTTTTTAATATGTAAGGTCGTGATAGATTAAATCCAGTTTCAAAATCAACAAAATCACCTATCAATACATATTTATCGCCTAAGTCAAATGGTCTAACTTCTACGGCATTATTTCCCCAATTTCTTGCAAGTATTAATGCTCCGTTTATTCCAACGCCCTCAATATATTTATCACCTTGAGGATAAGAATAATAAAAATCTTCTCCCGATATCGCAGCTTCCTGTTCAACTTTTTGTATTATATCTGTTAATTCTCGTTTCTTAATGACTTGCACAGCGGTTTGATATCTTGTCTTTGTTTGCACAAGCCCCTGAACTCTTAAAAGTTCAGCTGCATTTAATGATTCTTCTTTTACTTCTTCTACTTGAATTTCTAAAGCTTCATTATTGTTGTTATTCATTTTAATACTCCTTTTAATCTTTTATTTTGCCGCCAAACTTTTTCTCGCATTCTGCATAAAATTTGCAGAATCGTTTTGAACACAGGTAAGAACTTCTGTTAGGAATAAATATCCCCTTACTTATCGCATCTCCTACAACCTGAAACATTTTAAGAAAATGTTCTTTATCAACATTAACTGCTATGTGCCTTATTTCTGTAGTATCTCTCTTCAAAAAATCAATTCTTGCATGATCTACTTTATGCCCAGCTGCTTCTTCTAAAATCACATAAGCAGAAATTTGTCTTTGGTAACCTATTGGGATTGTGCCATTTACTTTTTTAGAAGTTGTTTTGTGGTCAATTATTTGATTGTCAATATCATATAAATCAATTGTCCCTGTTAATCCATAATCATAATTTTTTAATTTTACTTTTATCTTTTGCTCAACTGCGGCAGGAATTATTCTCGGTGAAACTTCTCTTTGATATTTCTCAATTAATTTTATTCCTTGATCTTTAATCACACCTGGCTTTTCTTCTATTAAATCTATCTTATCTACATTTTCAAATTCTCGCTCAAAAGTTTCGGAGAATATTTGTTTAGCTTCTTCAACTTCTAAATCTTTTTTCGTTTCAATTTTATATGCAAAATTTTCTTGCAAAGTTTTGTGTATTGAAGTGCCAAAGGCTAAATGAGCTTTATTTGGCACTTCTAATTTTTCAATCTCTTGAAAATAAAATTTAGCACCGCATTCAAGATATGTGTTTATGCCAGTTGGTCTTAAATATGTAATATCTTCTATTACCATTTTTATACTACAGTCTCCTCAAATGTAAATTCAACTCCGGGTATAGTTGATTTAGCTTCATAATCATACTTCATTCTTTCGGCTCTAATTTTTTTCTCATCAACTGTCAAATACTCTCTTGGAATTTTGCTTTCATCTACAATTCTAAAAGTTTTTGTTCTCCGTGTAGTAACCTTTGATGAATTCAATTGCGAAATTTTATGAGTTTGTGGGATTACTTCGGGAATGATTGGAATTTCTTCTCTTCCTTCTTTTATTGCTTTTTCAATGGCTTCTTCTTCTAACCGCCTGCGTTCTTCTTCTGCTTTTCTTCTTGCTTCTTCCTCAGTTTTCTTTTTGAATTCTAATACTTCTTTCTCGAGTCTTTTTAATTCATCTTCATACATTTCAGGGATTGCTTTGAAAAAAGCATCGACTTCAGCTTTCTTATCTACTAATGGCTGGACAATTTTTTTGCGCAGATTGTTTATTTCTTTTGTTATTCTTTTATAATTGGAAATGTAATTAGCTGCAATTAAAATATCTGAGGCTGTAATTACTACTACATCCGAGCTTTCGTTGATTGCTTTTTCGATATTATTTTTTAATTCAAGATAAGCTTCGCTGTGCTTTAAAGCAGTAACTATATCAGGCAGATTAATTTCTGCAATCTCTATTTCGAACATATTCCCTCCTATTTAATTTAGTTTTGTGAATGAATTTATTCTTTCTGCTGCTACTGAATTTCTCAATCTTTCGCTGAGCACAATAGAAGTGATGATTAATTTCACTAATGCTCTTTCTTCGCTATTTAAGATTGGATTATATTTTTCAAACTCTCTTAATCTTTCTTCGATTAAAGGCTGGATTTTTGTTTTTAAGTTTTTGTTTGTGGTTGTCATTTTTTTTAACCTAATATTTTATCAAATAAACTTTCTACATATCTTATTTGTGCTTGTGTTAGTTCATAGCCCTGTTTTATTAATCTTTCCATATCATCAACAAATTTTTCATGTTTCCCTTCTGCATCTATCAATCTCAAATCTCCAATATTTTCCTTTATGTATTTTATCTTAAACATCAATCCGTCTCTCCTTGCTTTCTTACTCAATAAATCCTTCCCAGATAAATTTGTATTTGAATAATCCATTTTATTTACTCCCATTTATAATAACCCCTACGGGGTGAGGGCAACCCCATAGGGGCCGGAGGGTTACCTGCTACTGCAGGAGATCATAATCATAAATTATTTGTTTAATATATTTCTCAAGCTCTTCACTATGTTGAGAACTAATTAAATCAAATAATACTTCCAGCAAATTCTTCTTGTTCTTATAAGTGTTTTTAATTCCAACTATTACTGCTTCCCAGAATTCCGGATCGTCGAATGCATTTTCAATCATCCAGTCTTCTGCTGTTTCAATTGCTTCTTGCATTGACAATTCATTTATTCTTTCTCGTCTATCGTCAAGATATTCTTCTAAACTTTCACCGTGCGAATCCGCCCAGCGGTCTAATTCAATTCTCATTTTCCCCTCCATTATTATTTATATGAAACCCTTTTTTGTCTTCATAACCTAATGGTGCTTTCTTGATTGAAATAATCATCCATAATGCAAATGCAACAAGATATATCATCAATAGTGTAATCATTACACTTTTAAGTTGTCATTAATTTTTTTTAGCATAATGTCGCAAACAACAATTATTGTGAAGCAAGCCACTGCAGAAACTATTGCTGCTGTTACTTCATTATAGCCAATAAATATTCCGGTTAGGAAAGCAGATATTATTGCAGCAACAATCCATGCGTGAATTTTATTAAGCAGGTATATTGCATCCTTAATCATATAACCCCCAGGTAGTTTAATAAAAAGTATAAGTTTATTAATAAACCTAAATTGATGTAGATTGTTAATAATCGTTGTTTAATTTTCATATAACTTTCCTTTTAAATATTCTTGCAGCAATCTCTTCTGCTGTTTCAATACCTTCTAAATCTTGTTCTGTAATTGTAGCTTTGCTGTTTTGATACTCTATAACATCACTTATTCTAAATCTGTATCTTTTAACCACTTAATTTCTAATCCATACTTTTCAAGTGTTTCATTTACAAATTTTTGGTCTTCATTAAGCATCCAGAATTTTTCTGTATATGTCGAATTTTTACCGTTCATGTCTCGAGATTTCCTCGATTACAATGTTTATGTTAAAATCAAAAAAAGAGTAAACTATGGAAGATGTATTTGTGTTTTCTTTAAATATGAACAGCTTTAATATTGGTATCTCTGGCAAAAGATATGTTGCTGTCATCATCACCTCGTACTGCGAATTCTTAATTCTTAATTGATACTTGATTTAATTTTTCTTTTTGAGGTATGATGACAAGCGCATCTTTTCCTTCGATAAAGGTTCTGTATATTTCTAATACGTCACCTGGTTTTATTTTATTATCAGTTATAAATACAGATGGGATACCTATTACAGAACCTCTTAAACCTCTTTTACCGACTTTGTATTGTTTTATTTTTACTAACATATTAACACCTAATATTGTTGTTCTTGTAATGCAAGATAATACATAATAATACATTTGTCAAGCAAAAAAAATTATTTTGTATCATTTTCTCTTAAGTTGTTTGTTTACAATAATTTATGGACGTACTATTTTTTAATACAATGAATTGGAAAGATTTAATAGAAAGTTTGTTGAGAGATTTTAGGCTTAGCGAATATCAATTATCTTCTATTACGGGCATCACTCAACCTACAATACATAGAATTAGGAATGGAGTTACAGAAACTCCTACTCAAAATACAATTAAATTATTAGAACAAGGTTTGAAAATTAAAATTGATGATAGTGATCCTGAAAATATAACTTATAAAAAGCTTGTGCCAGAAATAGAATGGGAAAAAGTAGAGGGCGTTAAGATATATGAGTTTCCTATTATAACAAAAGTTTATGCGGGGGCTTCGCCAAATATGTTCATAAGCGAAAACATAATTGATTATATTGCGCTTCCTTATGGGAGGGGGTTAAATATATTGCCCCAGTTGTATTTTTCATATTCGCCAATAAAAAAGCCTCTTTTACCTCCCATCTCCACGGACTCTCTGTCCATATCGTCCATAAATTTGTAGATGAGGGCAATGGTAATCTGCTCCACCTGACTCTTTGGGTCTGGTACCTTTCCTACCAGTATATCCCGGGCGGTGTCGATTCGTCGTTTGGTTTCAGAATCAAGCATGGGTTTTTATGGTTTAATTTTTGTTTGTTGAATTCTCCCAACTCGCAGAGAGATGTAAAATTATGGGTTAAATTTACATCAGAAATTTTTTGTTTCAAATAGGCTTTGAAATTTAAGATAAACGAGATATCTCTTATCCGAGGAAGTTTGACAATCTTTTCTGCATAGAAACCAATTTTCTGTGTATGTGCTTAGTCTCTTTTGGGCAGAGAGTAAAGGTATTTGGAATTGAAAGCCTCGTTTGTGAAAAGTATTAGATTTTAATCCACCAACTGTCTGATTGCTAATATCTCTGAAATTGAATTTTACGCTTCCAATCAATACTGCACTGTTATAGCTTATACATAATATTATGATGTGTTTTAAGTTAAAAGCTTTTTAAGAATAACTTCCCGGAATCATCTATATCATTTAATTCTAAACAAATATCGTCATTAGAAATAATATTTTTTTGGCCTTCCGGTAAATCAGAATCAATTAAGGTCAGAATGTATTGTATATCGTATTTACTACAAATACTTTTTATTAAATTGACATATCTTATCTTAATTCTGTCGTCTAATCCTTCTAATACACCATCATGATATACAAATTTATAAAATAATTTATTAGAATAATTAATTAACAATGCTAAATCGAATGCAACACAAAGTAATTTTTTATAAGTTGTTCCATGTGCCTCTGATGTTTTTATTAAATCATTTGGATTTTGGTAGTCAGCTGCGAATTCAACATTACCTTGATTATTTAATTTTAATGAAATAAGTGCATTTGTATTTATTATTTCTTTTATTATAGAATTAAATATTTTATTGAGATCTGAATGTTTTCTTGTATTTAATTCATTTTTTAATTCTTCAATTTTTGTTTTAACTAGCTCTTTCTTTTTATCTATTTTATTCTCAATAATTAAAGAATTGTCAATAGCTTTAAGTTTGTTCTTTATTATTTCAATTTCAACCTCAATATTTGTTAGTTTCTTCTGATAATCTTTGAATTTTTGATAACTGTCTTTTTCTGTTAATATTTTTAATAGATTACTCTTTTCATTTTCCGCAACTTCGATTTCTTTATTAATAGTAGCGAGCACAGATTCTAATTCCTCTAAATTTTCTGTAAGATATTTTTTCCTCTCTTCTGTAATAGCCTTTTGAAAATTAATTAAATCTTCATATTTCTTTTTTAATTTACTTGGAAAGTATGTATTTAATTCTTCAAATAATAAATCTATTTCGTTTACATCAATTTCATCAATTGTATTAGACAGAGTTTTTTTAATTTTATTTATTTCAAATGAAATTCTGTATCTATCAGAATTCAGAGCTTGAAGTCTATTATCAATATTTTCAACAATAATTTTATTGGTTTCTAAATCTTCTTTGTAAAAATTAAAAACATCAATTAATCTTTTTACTTCGTTCAATTCATTTTGTTTAATATCTAACAAACCTTCGAGTCTGTCTTTTTCCGTTGTATCAACTTGTGCTTCATTTTTTAAAACTTGTACTTTCTTTTTTAATTCTTCAATATCTTCTTCTATTTCAAGTTTTTCTCTTATCAAATCTCCATTAAACCCCAATAGTTCAAAAACAAAAGGCTTCCAATCTTTATCTTTTCCTTTAAATTTATTCAATTTAAAAACATCCAAATAATCTTGTTGAGTTCTAAGAAAGTAAGTAATAGATTTTCGAAAGTTCCAATTAGTCAACACATTAAAATCTAAATATTTATTAAGTTGTTCTTTTGCTTTATCTATGGGTAAATCTTCAAAATCCCAGTCAAGATTAGTCGTAAAAGTTTCTAATTTACTAGTAAGTAATTTGAAAGAAATTTTTGTGGGTGAATCAACACTTCGTCTTATAATTAAAAACTTACCACTGTTTAATTTAAACTCACCATAAAAAACTTGACCGACAAATAAATCATTTCCAAATAATTTATCTCTTTTTTTATCAATTTTGGAAAGAAGCAAAAAATCTATTACTCTTAGTAACGAGGTTTTGCCTAAATTATGAGTGTCTTTTTTCTTATTGCTTCTTATATAAGCTATTACAACATTGAATTGTTCATTAAATTCAATGTTCTTAAAATTCTTATTTGCGTATATTTTGCTTATTTTCATTGTATTCGTTATGTATCAATAATATAGCATCCAATTCCTTAATATATTCAATTTTATTTAAAGCATATAAAAATATTAGTGCTTCATTGATATTATTTTTTACTTTATGTCCTAAATCTGCAACGAGCATTTCTATCAAATCATTAATCTTAATTATGTTTTCTCGTTTTAAATATCTGATAATTTTATTTGATAAATATAAAACAGAATATTTAATGTCTGTATGTTTTGTAGGTGTGATCATATTATTCGTTTTTTCCTATATCACAATTATAATACATAAAACTATTTTATACAAATGGTTTAAAATTAACTCGAATTTTTCATATTCATCTCTATGAATTGTAATTTCTTCGTTTAAGTCATAAATAGTATTTTCATATTTGTTCAATAATTCTTTATTAATGGGGTCACTCAGAAATTCTCTTATTTGTTTATAACTTTTCAAAAAAAATGAGAAATTTTTACAGTTAACATGAGAAAAACGGATATTTAGGGTTTAATAGAAATAGACAAAATGTCAGACCTATTCTGAAATTGTATTTATGTAAATATTAATTTTTGCGATTCAGCGAATCCATGCAAATTACCAAGCACAACATCACGCACATCTTCGTAAGCCTGGACATAAGTTGCCCCTATGCGGCGTGATTTTTCCCAAACTTTAATCTGGCTATTATCATTCAGCCAATCGATTTGATACGGCAGAAAATATTTTTCTTTTTTGTCCATTAAATTATATTTATTACCTGTGGAACAAAATTTGACGGCATAGTATAATTTATAACTAATTTTGGGTCATTATCGACACCCGTAAAATCTGCTGTATATAACCCGAGATTATAATAATCAGAACCTGATACCCAATTATTATAACTTCCTCTAATAAATAATTTTGTAATACCCCCTTTTGTTATTCTATTAGAGTTAAGCGCCCAAAAACAATATTGAAATGGAGAGCCAATGGACAAAAAAGTATCATAGCTCTCTGTCAACGAAGTATTAACGGTTTTCCAGTCTGATAATACAAAATCTTTAGTAACCGATGGATTCCAAGGACAACTACCCAAAACCTCACTATCAGCTAAATCTCCATCTCCACTATAACTCAATGAAATTAAATAAACATAAATATTTTGCGAATTTAGAATATAATTTTGTTCAATTGAAGAAGTATCAAATGTTAGCCCTAATCCAGACATATAAGAATAATAACCGAAGCCAGAATTATCTTCAGTTAAACCAATATATGCAATATTGCTTGAATTATTCACTGATGTTGCATTATACCAAAATATTTCGTAGTATCTTCTTATACTATATACTTCAAAGAAACCATCCCCAGTTGTAGTTTCTGGGTCTGCATCTGGATAAACCGTTAGAGTATCAAATCCAAAACTAAATTGTAGAGCTATGGTACGCTGAATTATATAATCAAGAATATGTAAAGCCCACCAAAAAGGTCTAAATGCATAGTAAATCCTCTTGCTGAATTTATTATGAGTTCTAAAATCGCTTCGATATATATTATTTCCTAATGCAACTCTATATGAATGTGGCTCAATTTTATCAATGTATTCATTAAAGCTACAATCCTTATGAATTCGCAAAACCCATCTGAACCAATATTTTAATAACCAATGATTAAGTAACCATATCAAAATCTTCTGATGCCTTTCAAACCATTCTTTATTAAAATAATTAAAATAACCAATATTCTTATGCCCAAATTTTTTAATGTGCCTCTTAAATTTCCATTCGCGATATTTGTTTAATAAATACATTCTGGTATTACCTCATCTTCAGGTTGTTTGTTCTCTAATAATAGATTATATAATTCTTTATTAATTTCTGTTTCAGTTGCATTATTAGGCACAAAAATTACCAAAGCCTCACCAAATTTCTCATCTCGCACATAAACATTTTTTTGTTTGTTCTTTTCGTCAACAATATTATCATAATGTCCTCGATACATATATGCAGTAACTTCAATTACATTATCAAATTGAATTGATTCAATATTCTTTATTGATACTATTTTGAAATCTACATAACTCATTTTTCATACTTCTTTATATATCTTTCTAATTCATTTTTAGGCAAATCTTTTTTCGAAATAATTTTTATAATTTTTTCTTTACGGTTTTTATCCTTTATATTTTTACTTAATTTCTTCATTTATTACCTTATGGGTTTTGGAAGGATAAGACAACTCCTAAGCCCTTAGCACCAGTCCCTGCTTCATCAACATCTATTGCTATTAAGTCTCCTGTTATTACATCATCATAATTTGTATTAATAACAGGCGGTGTGGTTGCAGTTAAACTTGTTTTCTCATTAACATCAATTGTTATCGAGGTAGATAACATATCTACATTATCAGTTACATTTCTTATCATAATTGTAGGAGTTCCCGAAGTTGATACAGTTGTTACAAAAGCTTCTACATCTACTAAGTTCATACCATTCAGTTCTTCGGGTATCATAAATATTGCTTTCCCATCTCCCGTCGCTAAATTAGTTGCATCATCAAATACTTTTATTTGTATCACTTTACGATTCCATTTCAACTTTTCTGCATCTGTAACAAATCTATGTGTCGAATCAGTTGATATAAATTTATTTTTAATTAATCCCATAATTAACTCAATTTATTGTAAGTTACTCTTAATACATCTCCAGCTTCGAGTATGCCGTCAAGTCCTAAACCACTCCAACTTAATTCTTTTGTTGTAGCATTAACACTAAAATCAACTCCGTTATCCTGTGCGCCGCCGCCTATTACATCAAGCCTCACAAAATTCCCGTTTACTGGGGTATAAGTTAAAGTAACTTTTTTATTTGTTATATCGGTTGAAGTTAATGTAAACTCTTCGACAACATCTACCTCTTGCTGAGTAATTCCACCAAGTTCAATCCAAGCCGATGTATCACCATCATAGGTATATGCTCTATCATTACTCTTCCTAAGTAAAGTCCAGTTATCAAGTGGTGTGGTATAATCCCAGCTCGTTCCATTATACTCCGCAATTTTATTCGCATTAATTCCATCAGTTACAATATATCTATAGCCTGTTTGTGGTGATAATCCGTTCAAATATGTTTGAGTAACAAAATCAATGACAGGCGATTTCCATTTCAGTCCAGCAATTGCATTGTCAACATAGCTTATGCTTGCTTTGTTTGATAATTCATTTGCGATTTTGCTTGAACTCCATAAATTATCTGTTGCGGTAATAGTATCATTAACTTTTACTTCAAGTCCATCTACAGTTTTTTGTAAGACACCGCCAGATTTTATTTTTACTTCCAATTCTTTAGAAGTATTCGACTTGAGAGTATCGGCATTTTTCTTAATAAATCTTGCATCAATTATTGCCATTGTAGTTCCTCCTTATTTTAATAATAAACTTTTATCTTATCACCAACTTGAAGTTTGTCTTCAAGTCCTAAACCATTCCAGCTAATTTTTCCTTCATTATCTATTATGTAATCAACCAAATATTCACAAATAAAACTTGCATTATCTATAGTTATTAGAATATTCTTCTTATCAGAAACAGTTGACAAATCACTTATAATTATAAATTTATTATCTATGTCAACCTGCGATAGTTGATAAATATAGCAGTTCCCAAATGCTTGATAGATATTAACATTGTCAACGGATTTTATTTCTATTTTTTCATCGTCAATAAATTCTAAATCAATAACTTCGTTCGTATTCGATAGATCAATATAAGTTGTGTCAAGTTCAGCCATTGTAAGCCCTCCATTTTACTCTTAATTTAGCATCCCACCAAAGTCTAACTTTGCCGCCAGTAAAAATTATTACTACTTCAAAACAATCATAATCGCCTGGTTCTATATTTGTTTTAGTCGCAGTTAAATGCCAGGTCATATATCCTGTGCTAATTTCTATATCACCTGAACTTTTTTTCAATTCTAACACATTCGTAATTGATTTTTTATCCTTCCTTGCAAGCACAATTATATCTTCTACGCCATCCCAGTTATAATCAATGCCGTTCTTTGTAACATGAAATGTCTTGTCATAATGATTCCCTTTATAGAAGCTTACTGGAGTTTTTATTACATTGTCGAAGTCAAGAATGTTGTTCATCATTTTCTCTCGTTTAGCTCCTTGTACAATTTTAATTTTTCGTCGTATAGCTGTATTGCAATATTCAACTGCAACAGTTTATTGTAAGCTTCTTTCAGCTGTTTCTCTGCTTCATAAATTTCGCTTTGTTTTTGCACAATGAACTCAATCACTTGTTTCTTTTGCTGCATTAAATTTGCTAATTGTGTTGAATCTGTTTCTGCTGCTGTTTTTTTACTTTGTGCGTTAATCAGTGCAGCAGATAGTAACATTATTATAATTATTAGCTTTTTCATTTTTTTCTTCTTAATTTAATTGTCTCCATGTGCTGCCGTCATATATAAATACCTTATATTCTGTGTTAATATATATGTCGCCTGGGTCGAGACTTGATGTCGGAGCGGAAGATAATACGCCATGAAATTTAATTAATTTGCGCCCATTAATATCTACACTCCGGTCAATTGCGTTCGCTCTAAATGCCCATTGTGGGCTTGCTCCTAAATCAGCTACATATACGCCATAAGGAGTTAAATTCGCCTGATAATAATGTCCCGAACTTGCGTACGTGGAATAATCAATAGTGAAAAATTTATTTCCCTCCATTTTTGCATAATTGCCACTGGATTCTTTGAAATTAGTCCCAGTGC